CCGGCGGTGCGGCGCGGCTGCAGCGAATACAGCACGTAGAGCGGCTGCCCGTTGGCCGCGACCCACTGCGGGTTCGGCTGTGCGGCGTTGGACATCTGGCCGGCGAGAGTGGTCATGATGATGCTCCTAGCGAATGCGCCGCGCGCGGATGGTCCCGTAGGCGGTCGCCGGGCCGGTGGTGAATCCAGCGAAGCAACCCAGATAAACCGTAGTGGTCGCGGCGAGTGACATACGTGCCGTGCCGGTTGGCATCTGCACGGTACTCACTTGCAGCGTTGCCGCGGTCAGCGTGAACGTCCCTGGGTACGGCGGCCCCATGTTGGCGCCAGAATTGGTGCTGACATAGCTCTGCACGTTGCTCATTCCCGCCGCACAACTCATCACGGTGGTCCCGTTCACGTCCCAGTCGCCCGCCGTCAGGCTGATGCTCACCACATTCGTGAAGGTAGAGTTGACCAGCGTGATCGGCGACGACGACGCCAGCGTAGCGGTGACGTATTCCCCGACCGCGCCGACGTTGGCGTTGTTGTTGGTGGTGGTGCCGACGATGCCCGCGGTCTGCGATGGCGTAAGCGCGCCGGTCAGCGCACCGCCGGCCAGCGGCAGATAGCCGCTCACCGCGGTGTCGACGTAGTTCTTATTGGCGGCATGCAGCGCCGCCGATGGCGCCCCGGACAGCGTCAGCAGCCCGGTCATCGCCGCACCAGACAGCGGCACCACCGCGCTCCAGGCGTTGGCGTGGCGGCCATAGGTGTTGGCGTCGTTGCCGGCATCCACGAACAGGTGCGCGTCGGCGTATTGCTTGGTGACAGCGCCGAGCGCGGTGGACGGGTCTGCGGCCAGCGTGAGCGGGCCCAGCATGGTGCCGCCGGACAGCGGCAGGAACTTGGCCGACGCGCCGGAGGTCGCGAGCGCGCCATCGAGCACATCGGCATTCGCATTTAGGTGGCCACCCCACGCTTCGGCGTCCTGGTCGTATACCGGCTTGTATAGACCGAGGTTGGGGGTGGTGGTGTAATCCGTGCCGCTCATCTATTGCACCGTGCGGTTCTCAAAGAACGGCCACGCCCAGGCGTCAATCGTCTTGCCGGCGGCCAACACACTTGGCGGCCCGTTCATCACCAGGTTGCCGCCGACACCGCTGTTGAGGCCTGGATTAGGGCCGCCTGGCCCGTGCCACGCATATGACACCTCGAGCGCATCGCCCGGCACCAGCGTCTCCTGCACGACCAGTTGCACCGACATACCGGCGATCGTCACCGATGGCAGCGTCAACGGTGCGCCGCTCCGATAGACATTGAAGCCCTGATTGGGCCACGCCTTGATGCCGTCGATCGGGTCGCTCTGCCACGTCATCGCGGCAGCGGCGAAGTCAGGACCGGCCGGGCGATCAAACGGTATGGTGATGGTCTGGCCGGAGATGGCGATGATGCCGCCGAGCGACCGCCACAGCGGCGTCCACATGATCCCCAGATCCTCGACCAGGTGCTTGACGTAGCCCTCCGCCTCGCCCCAGCGCAGCGTGCCGTAATCGCCGGTATGGATATTGTCCGCACCGTTGAACTGCCAGGCATAGGACGGCGCGGTGGCAAAGCAGCGCCCCGACCAGGTGCCGCTCTGACCGGGCGCATGGGTGCGACAGAACAGGTAGGTGCCGTATGAGCTGGCGTCCATCGTGGTGGTCTGCGACACCGCCGCCGGCAGCTCGAGATAATAGTTCAGCGGCGTGGTGCCGGCGAGCGGCAGGCCCATGGTGTCGTACAGCGTCAGCATGTCCGCCAGATCAGCCTGCTTGCTTGTGGCCGTGAGGTCGGCAGCGTCGGCCTGGGTGTAGCCGACCGAGCGGAACACCGGGTCGAGATACTGGCCCTGCGGCAATGCCGCGAGCAGTTGCGGGATGACGATGCCCTGATTGGTCCAGCTTCGCCCCAAACTGGTAAACGCCTGCGACCCGATGTTGATCGGCGAGCCGACCCTGATCTGATAGGTGCCGACGCCGCCGGAGGTGCCGGATAGAAACGCAATGATGGTGGTCGTGGGCGAGCCGCCCGGCATGCCTGCGGTAATGGTGTCGCCAACATTGACCACGCCGGAGGTCATGCTCTCGACGGTCAGTGTATCGACGCTGATATGGCCAAGGAACGCAGCACCGCCGCTGGTGGTGAAGTGTGTGCCGCCGACCACGGTGGTGCTCACGCCGACGGTATAGGTGCCGGTGGTGCCAGGGTTAGGACCGCCGAGAATGAACACGTTGGCCGGCACGCCGGCGCCGCTCAGTTGCTGCGATAACGACAGGGTGCGGCTGGCTACTGCTGTGACCGTCATCGAGTTGTTGCTGATCGAGGCGGTGAACTGCGCACCCGGCGACAGCCCGCCGCCGCCGCCAGTTTGCCATGTGGAGGCCGGATAGGCGCAGCAGAACTCGATGATCGGCAGCAGCGGGAGCAATCCGCGGCGCACCCGCAACAACTGCTGCGCCTGCACCGCGCACCGGCCGATGGTGACCTGGTCGTTGGCTTTGAAATGGGTCAGGCCGGTGATCGAGCCGGTGAGATTGATGCCGGCGCTGTTGGGCAGCGGCCCAGGCCCCGCGCCTCCCCCGGTCGTGGTGGTCAGCGGCGGCAGCAGCGTCTGGGCCTGCGGATCGATGCCGAACGCCGCGAACGACGACCACGCATTGGTGCGCCATGACTGGCCCTGGCTGATATGCACCTGCGGCGCGAACGCCGGCCGCAGATCGGGAACAGTGCGCTCGTACAGCCCGCTCAGCATAGCCGCAGCCGCAGGAAGCCGCCGGCGCCGTTGCCGCCGGCCATGTTCCAGGCGCCGCCACCACCACCGCCACCATAGCCGTTAGCGGGTGCGGAGCCGGCTGCTGGTGAAGCGCCACCGTTGCCGCCGCGACCGCCGTCGCCCCACACCATCCTGCCGCCACCGCCGCCGGAGCCATTGCCGGTTCCCGACGCCGCGCCGGCATACGGCCCGACCTGACCGCCGGCTGAACCAGCCGCGGCGTTGGTGCCGCCCGCGCCGCTGCCGCTGCCGCCTTGATAGTAGGGCGTATTCAGCGTCGGCCCGGTGCCGACCCCGCCGTTGTTCGGCGGCGCTCCAACCGCGCCAGCGCCCGCCGTGGTCGAGCTGGATGGCGTGTTGCCGCCATTGCCGCCGCCCAGAGCGGGCACGCTGGTAATGGCTCCGGTCAGGCTCGTGCTGCCGCCCGGATTGCCGTTGACGCCGACCGCGCCGCCGGTACCGAGCGCGCCGACCACGATCGTCAGCACGGCCCCCGGCGCAAGCGTGATCGGAAATCCGGTATAGACCGAGGCGGTGCTGCCGCCGCCGCCGCCGGATGCCTGCGAGGCGGAGGGGAAGCCGCCGGCACCACCACCACCGCCGCCGGTCGCGTCGAGTAGTGCGCCGGTGACACCAGGCGGCACGGTCCAGGTGTAAGTCCCCGGCACATCCCATTCGATGTAGCGGGTTGACTGGACGGGGTAGGAGATCGGCATGACCCTACCACTCTTTCGCGACGAACAGCGCGTTGGTGATGGTGCCGTAGAGCGATACCGCCTGAACCGAGGCGCCGCCGATCTCGCTCTCGTAATACGCGCCGGGCGGCAGATAGGTTGAATTGGCCAGCGTCGGATCGGCGGCCACACCGAGATCGCAGAACCACATATCGGCGCTGCTTTTGTTCTGGATCGACCAGCCATGCCGGCTGGTGTTGGCCGCCATCAGCGATTGCGCGGAATTGCCGAGCGCGATCTGCCCGCTGCGATCGGTCTTGGTCACACCGCCGGATGCCATGCCGCCCCCACCGCTCGCGTCGACGTATTGCTTGGTTGCGGCTCCCATCGCCGTCGTCGGGTCGGCGTTGAGCGTCAGCGGCCCGGTGAGCGTGCCCCCGGACAGCGGCAGCACATTGTCCAGCGTGTCGGCGTTCTGGTTCCAGTGCTGACCCCAGTTGCTGACATCCGCATTGAATGTCGGCTTGAACAGATGAAGCTTAGGCGTCTGGGTGTAGTCGGTGCCGCTCATGCCGCCCTCGCGAAGCCTGGTGCCCACTGGCCCGGCGCGCAGACGTGCACCGCGGTGTCGAACGTGATGTCCACGATCACGGTCGCGCTCTCGGCGCCATAGGGGCCGATGCCGTAGGGACCGACACCGTAGGGCGTTGGAACGCCACTCGCGGCGGGCATCAGACCGCTACCGCTGCCGAAGCCGCCGGTGCCAAAGCCACCGGTGCCGAAGCCGCGCTGGAACGCCACCTGCACCATCTGCACCCCGGCCGGTGGAATGCGTGCGATGGCATACTGCGGCACCGGCTCGACATCGGTGGTGAACAGGCTGACCAGCAGCGTGCCGGCAACCGGCGCGTCCCACACCTCGACCGCATCGACGCTGCCCCAGTCCTCGCGCGCGATCGGCCACTGCACCGCGGCGGGGTTGGCGATGGTCACGCCGTCGGCGCAATACACCAGCGTCACCGGCTGTCGGACATAGCTCGGCTGGGTGATCTCGCCGCCGGTGTCGATCTCCAGCAGGCCGAACCAGCACGTCAGCGGGAAGGTCAGCGCCGCCATCAGAAGCACACCGCGAGTTCGGCCCGGAGCGGCGCGCCACTGAGATTGCTCTGTTGGATCCAGAGATTCGCCCTTGTGACCTGCTGCTGCCACTCGGCATCGGCCTGCGCGGCGCGATCGGCATCGAGCGCCCAGACCGCACCCATCTTCAGCAACCCGAACAAGTAGATCCCGTAGTGCCGCTCGAGCACCGGGTTAGTGTCGGTCGGCAACAGCAGCGGGCGGGGCTTCTGGTAGTAGGCCATCGCCACCGACTGGAACACGTAGGTCGGATCGGGCGGGTCGGGGATCATCGGATGCGGCAGGAACTCGATGCAGTCGCCGACCAGGCGGTAGGCGAAGCACGGTGCCGCCGGGTTGGTCTGCCACAGCAGGCTGGGATAGAGGCCGCTGTAGGTGGTGTAGGGCGACGTCCAGCCACCGCCCTTGGGCGACCACTCGTCTTTGAGATCGAGGTTGGCGCCTGACGTGGCGTCACGGATGGATGCCATGGCGGCGAAGTCGGCGGGCAGCGCGATGTAGGGCGCGTCGATGTCCTGCACGGCGGAGACCCACTGCGCGCGGGTGCGGCAGGTCTCCGCGATCTCGGTCTCCAGCATGGCGACCCAGCCAGGTATCAGGCTGATGCAGTCGCGGCGGTTCAGCCACGACTGCACATCGTCCTGAAGCTGTTGAAATGTCGCCACCTGTTACGCTTCGGGCTTCGGCCCCGGAGGCGGCGGCGCTGGCGGCTTCGCCGGGTCGTCCTTTGGCGGGGTGTCGCTCGCGTGCTGCTGCGCCCGGTGGCTACGCTGGCGGCCTTCTCTCCCGCGGCCTTCACGCTCACTGCCCTCGCGCTGCCGCTGCTCGCGTTCCTCCGGCGTCATATCGCGCTCGAGCGCCTCGGTTTCCTGCGCGGACATCACCGTCATCGAGGCGTTGTAGGCGTCCCATCCGGCTGCCATGGCGGCTTCTGCGGCCCCGGAAACGGCGTCCCGCAGCATGTCGGGATACAGTCGTGCGAAGTGCACCGGCTCGATGTCGCCGAACAGGAACGGCTCCGCCGGCGGCGTGTCAGGCGATTGCGGCAGGCCCTGCGACGGCACGCCGCTGCCGCCCACCCGGTTGCCCTGTTCCGGCGTGACCGAGAGCGAGGCAACTGGCAGGCCGGCCATATCGAGACCAGGTGTCGGGGTCATTGAGCCGGGTCCGCTGGTTCCAGGCGTGACGCCTGGCGTCGGGCGCATCGGTGGCACCTTGTCATTGCCGCCGCTGCTGTGGGTTGGAAGTGCCATTAGATCCTCCTTGCGTCGTCGGTGCGGAAGTAGCGGGCCTCGCGGCTGTCCAACCACGCGTTGAAGGCCTTGGGGTCACGCGTGATGCCGAGCCGGGTCAGGTTGGCCCAGGTGTTGAGGTCGATGCGGGCGACGTGGGTGATGTCGCGTTTGACGTGCGGATCGAAGTTGGAGGCGATCCGCTTCGCGCTCTCCATGATCAGGCGCGCGTTCTGGGTGCGCACGATCAGCGGCAGGCCGGTCTCGCTGTCTGCCACCACCTCGGTGTGGCGTGACGTTACCGGGTCATAGTGCTCGTACAGCGGCGTGCTCATGGGACACGCTCGGCGCGCCACTCGCGCGTGGTTTCTACGCGACAAGTCCGGCAATGGCGCCTTCCCCGATAAAGCCATGTATTCGCCTCGGTGAAGGCGTGCCCGTGCTTACAGTGGGTTGCTGTCCTGCGCGCCCGAGCGTCCCAACAATCGTCTCTACCCTTACGTTTCTTGTCGTCGGCGTTGTCCTGGTGCGTGCCTAGGAACAGATGGTCCGGGTTACAGCAGGACGGCACATCGCACCGGTGCAGCACGAACAGGCCATCGGGGATGGGACCGTTCGCCTCTTCCCACGCAAGCCGATGAACTCGGCTATGATGAGAGAGACCATAACCGAAGAAGTTCACCGGCCCTTCCCAGAGCCAGCAACCGGAGTTCGGCTCTGGGATCACGCGGGACTGCCAGGGAATTGCTTTTGTCATTTCCGCAGTATACATCAGCAGAAATCCCAAGACAATGTCGTTACGATCACTGATTTAGATCAGCGATCCAAGCATGAGCCAACGGCGCGGTAACGCGCAGGGTTCCCTCGAACACAACGCCGCCCTGCGAATTATCGCCAGTCATTGCGAAATCCAATTGAATTATGTCGCGTTCTGGCAACGGTGCTAACTCCAGGTAATCGCGATCGACCAGCAGGATCTGGTGCGCTGGTGTGAAGCGGTCTGGGGCAAGCTGCAACGTCCCGAAATTCGTCCGATATACGTCTACAGCACCTTGTATTGACATTTCTCCCGTTGGGCTGGCCTGCACGATGTTCTGCGCAACGATCGCGTTATTGGTGCCGCCCTGCGACAGTGTGCTGAAGTAGTTTTTGATGTTGCCGGACATGATGCCGAGCGTCGGATTGCCGCCGGCGTTCCACGCGGACTGCATTGCGGTGTTCACCGTGGTCAGCGACAGGTCGTAGGGCGTGCCGGCGGTGCCTGCGTTGCTGCCGTCGCCGATCGGCACGACCCCGGCACCGGCGCCGCGGATGGCGTTGTTGCAGTAGCACGGCAGCCCGCTCATGTGGCGCGGGTCGGTGATGGTCTTCACCAGCGGACTGGTAATGATGAGCTCGAGATCGCGCTTGATCTCCATGCCGCGCAGAATGAGCTGGCGATTGTATTCGTCCTCGCCGCCGACGATGTCGACCACCCGCAGCGTGTTGGACACGCCGACGGTGCGGGCCGCGATCTGGCAGATATTGTTGAGGCGCGCCGGCTTGACCGCGGGGTGGATGGTGGCGGTGAAGCCTTCGGGCATCGCGTTGTCGGAGGCGGGGTTGAGTTGCTGCACGAGCCACTCGGTCATCACCTGATTGGCGCTGATGCGTGGGATCGCCGACAGCAGCGGCGTCTCGTCGGGATCGATGCGGTAGATGATATCGGCGAGGTCTTCGCGGACGCCGGTGGCGGCGGGCTCGAGGTAGGTATTGGCGGGCGCAGCGCCCATTGCGGGAACGGCCATGTGTCACTCCATTGCTAGCGCGGACATAGCGCGCTGTGTTACGGTGTCCGCCGCTCCGAAAGGAGCGTGGATTGCAACGCAATGGTCGTGACTGTCGGCTGTTCAGCCCGTCATCCGGGACATGGCCGCATGGGATAACACCTGTGCGGCCACTCCGGCGCGTCTGGCAGCCGGCGACATCAAGCCAAATGCAGGCACGTCACACGCGGCGGGACATGAACCGGGCCGCACCCAGCACGAGCGGCCCTGACGCACTCCGCCGCGCGTCGGCGCGATGGTAACTACAATCGTCAGTTGCCGTCAATCACCGTCCGTCGGTCGCGCGGCGCGTTGTTCCGCCAACGCGATCGCATCGGACCAATAGATCTTCCCACCGCTCAGCAGATCGAACGAAATCTGGGGGTAGTCCTGGGCAGCCATCGCGCGCAGCACATTCACCGGCCATTGCTCAGCCATCAGCTGACAGATCGCGCGCTCTTTGTCGGTCACCGCGCGCGGCGTGCGCCCAGCAGGGCTGCGGCGTTGCGGAAGTTGGGCCGCGCCTCGAACGCGCTCTCGGCGTCGCTCACCCGCTGCGCCGGTGCCGGCGGCGGCGCGACACCACGCGGCGGCGCTGACTGGATCGGCGCACCAGTGCGCGCACCGTCCATCATCCGGTCCCACTGATACGCCTTCATCATCACCTTGAGTTGCCGGTGATCCGCCAATCTGGACAGTTCCTGACGGTTGAACCCGGCCTTGCCCATCGCCCATTCGCTGATCTGGCGCTGCCACTCGGCGCGGATCTGTGGGTCGGCCCACTGCGGGAATTCCTTGGCCAGTTCCTCGTTGCCGCGCTGCACCTGCTCGGCCAGGGCGCGTTGCGCGGCCTCCTGCTGCACTTGGGTCAGTTGCCCGAGGCGGCCTTGCTCGTCGGCCGCCGCCTCGTAGGCCGCGCGCTGGCGCAGGTATTCCTGCGGGTTGCTCTCGATCAGCGCGGCGTCCGGTCGCGGCACGCCGGCGATCTGCTGCTGAATGCGCGCGAGTTCCGGCTGGAGGTATGGCAGCACGGTGGCGAGCGCTTGCTGCTGCTGCTCGAGCGCCTGGCGTTCGCGGGCGAGCGCCTGGGTCTTCTGGGTGTAGTCGGTGGCGGCGGCGACGGCGCGGCGCACCTCGTCGTGGCTGAGCCGGCGTCCGTCCACCTCGATGCCGGGCGCGTCCTGGCGTGGCTGCTCGCTCGGCACGGGCGGCGCGGCACCATCCGGCAGGCCCAGCGCGCGGGCCATGGTGTCGGCGCCGTCTGGGGCAGCGGGCGCGGGTGCGGGCGGTGTCGGAGCAGCGGGCGCCTGCTGGCCGTTCGGCGCTGCCTGCTGCCCGCTAGGGCGTGGCGCGGGCGTGGTCGGCGGGCTGTCTCGGCGCACCGGCGCGGGCGGTGGTGGCTGGCCCTGGCGGCGCTGCTGGTTGAGCAGGCGCGCGGCCTCGCTGACGCTGATCGCGGGCTGGCTGTCCGGTGGTGGTGCGCTTTCGGGTGCCGCTGCCGGTGCGGCGGGTGCGGCGGGTGCGCTGGTGGTTTCGCTCATTCCGCGGCTTCCTTACGTTCTCGCATGAGTCGTCCTGCAATCTGTCCAGCAAGGAAGGCGCGCACCTCCGCATCGATAACACCAGGTTTGATGGTATCGAGGATCTCCCAAGCGGCATCGATCGCCCAACCTGTGCCCGGTGGATAGCGGTCGGGATATTGGCGTTTCATTCGCTGCTCATCGCGCGTTGCCTGCTGTGCTCCTGCACCAGCACGGTATCGATGCGGTCCTGGATCTCGGTGCGGAGCGAATGGATGGCGAGCGCCAGCATGCGCCCGCGCTCACGGGTCGGCGGGTCGAAGTCGGCGATCGCCACCCGCGTGGCGTGCGCCTCGAGGTCGCGCAGGATCGCCTGTAGCGCCGGATCCTCGCGCAAGCGGGCGGCGTCGGCTGCCGCCATGCGGGCTTCACGGTCGCTCATGGGTAGGTGCCTACATCATGGTGGTTCGGGTAGTAATCTGCCTCGCCCATCGCAGTGTAGGCATCGATCAGGCATAGCAGCGCCTGCGTTGCGGTCTCGCGCTGCTCCGCGTTGTCACGCCGCCGCCGCTGCCGCTCGCGGCGAGCTAACATCCGCTCCTGGTAGTGCCGGTCGGTTCGCAGACGCTCGGCAGCCCGCACCTTTGCCGCTTCCGCTACCTGCGCCTCGGTCGGCGGCGCTTGGCGCAGATTGTAGACACGCTCGGCCGACACACCGAGGCCCTTCG